CTAATTCATCATTGATGAAGCTGATGTCCAAGCGGTCTAACTTTACCGCTACACCCCAACGCTTGGAAAGTGTTACGACCTTCTTTTTAAGTCGGTTGTAATCACTTTCTTTAAGTGAAGAACACATTTGTTTGTATAACAGTTCAATTCTTTCAAGAGTATAAAACTCAAGAATGTCTTGATTTGAAAAAGTGATGTTACCGCGGTTTAATAATAATCCGTGGGCAAAACAATTTCTTAATGTTCACAATCAATGTAGTTCGGAAATCTTTGAACTAGGAAGTCCTTGTCCATTGATTCCGGGTAGTAACAAAGTTGTTCCAGGTGCAAGAAAATTTTCTGATTCAAGTATTTCTAGAAAACGGATCCATCCTGACAAACTAGCATTTGCTTGTTTTATCATTTGAAATCCAAATCCAGATATATTTTGACCATTGGAGAAGTGTCTTTTAGCAAATTCTCCTGAGTTGGTTAACCCAACAAAGGATTTTTGATAATTGATCTCAACTCCTATGTCATTTATGAACAGTTGATATTCTGAAGCCACTTTAGGGTCCCAAATAACAATATCATCTCCAAGTAGAGCATACTTATTAAATCAAGAAATCCTATTGGATGATTTGAAATAACAGTATTGAACTACAAGGTGATGTGTCAGTGCAAACATAGCTCAAGATGAGAAAGCACCCAATGGCTGACCTACCGATCATTTATAATCATTTTGATTGTATCTGAAAGGAAAGTAGCTGATTAAGTGAGATCAAGTCTCAGCGAATTTGTCATTGACTATTACTCCAAGTAAAACTTGTTGTAATATTATTGGAAAACGATCTGTTGCTTTTGACAAGTCAAAACAGTAGGTTTTATAGCCTTTAGTTTCCTTAAGGATTCTATTAAACTGTCCGATTTGGTCAAACGTCCCATCACTTCTAAATAATTTTAATGTCTCCATTAAACAATTATGAAGAGGGAAAAGGACTGTTTGGATTCAAAAGTTGCAGATAGCGAAGAGTCTCGTCTTACCAGCCGGTTCTGAGGCCAAAGATATTTTCCCGGTAATCAACATATAGTTGTTACCAACATTTTGGATGCACAGGTTAATACAATTATAAAATTGTTTCATGATATCGACAGAGACTGTAATTTTACAATACTCCTCGTATATCTTTAACAAAGATTTATTATTATATATGGCCATAGCACATAAATGCGAAGAAAGTATCGATGGTCCCATAGGCCCGCTCTTAAAACGGTAACTTGCTTCGTGGGATACCAACTTGGATAGTGTCACTTTACTTCGGATTACTTTTCCGTATCTCTTAAATCATTTAACTAGGAATGATTTGAATTCTTTTGCGATCGGTTGCAGTGGTCTCCCACTGTAACTAGATACAATTGAACTCTCATCAAACTCAGTTGGTAATTTAATTGATTCGAAATAACGTAATGTCGTCATTATAGTTCTAATTCAAACAGAATTTCATTGGAGCATGTGGACAATGTCTACAAGTTCCTTTGGAACACCATTTGAATTAGTCTTAATGAAAGGATCAAGAAGTAGTTGGTAATCTTCTACACCTAAAATGTAGGCTTTTGTTCAGTTATAGATTGATTTGTACCTTTTAAGGGTTCATTTCTTTCCATTAGTTGACAATCGCTTATCAAATTGGGTTACGAAGTTACTAACTCACTTTAAAATTGTAGCATATTCTACATGTTGACTTTTGTCAGTAATAGTAGTTGACACATAATAAGCTAATGCTTGAAGTGTGTTAATGAATTTATTTGTCATCAGTTTTACAGGTTTATTGCTCTCCCATTTGATTAATGGTGCCTTTTGTAAAGTCTAAAAGACATTAACTGGAATCGATGCTCTAGGAGCA